GCATTGGAAAAGCAACCCGCCGATGTGGTTGGACCCAATCCCCAACCCGACGAGCAACCGCAAACACCTGCACAACTAAGCAACGACAACATCAAGAAATTGTCGGGCAGGGAGTACCAAAACCTCATGCGAATCGTCCGCCATTACGCCCAAGAAAAAATTACCTTGGAGATGGCCCGCACGATGCTATCCGCTGGATTCGGTCTAACCCCCGAAGAAGTGAACACCCTGCTCGGAGTGCAGGAGCAAGCGTTCAGCGAGCCTACATGGGGCGAGGAGGACACCGAGGACTACGGATGGGGGGACGAGGAATTCAAGGTCTTGGAGGTGGTCGCAAGCAAGTTTGGGAGCAACGCCGACGACTATGTGGTGATGCATTCCAAGCCAATGCGCTTTGACACCGACTTAGACGACCAAGTGCGTCAAGCCTTTGCTGAACTGGGGGAGGAAGAGAAAGAACTGGACGAGAAAATCGAAAAGTACCGCAAGAAGAATCGGGACGCATCGGTGGAAGAAATGGCCAAGGAGTTCGGGGTCAGCAAAGCGAAGGTCGCCAAGCGGGTGGCCTACTTGATTACAAAAGACCGTTACCCCATCGCCCGTGCCGTGGACCAAATCGCCAAGGAAGGGGCAAAGCCAACGGATGAACCCGTGCTGGAAGTCCGCTACAAATACTCTTGGGCCGCTGGTTTCAGCAACAAAGACAAGAGGACGAGCCGTGAGTTCTGCAAGGTGATGCTGGACCTCGCTGACCAAGGCAAGGTTTACACCCGTGACGACATCAACGGCATCTCCAATATCATGGGATACTCCGTATGGAACCGCCGTGGTGGGTGGTATCATACGGCCAGCGGAGTGAATCGCCCCCAATGCCGCCATGTATGGGAGCAGCAACTCGTCATCCGCAAAGGCAATAAAATCACGAAAGCATGAAGGCACTATTCATAAGCGAACAAACCCTGCTGGACAATTCCGTAATCAACGAGAATGTGTCCTTCACGCAGATACGGCCTACCATTGTTAAGGTCCAAGAGATGCGAATTCAGCCTATCGTTGGGTCGGCGTTGTATAGCGAAATGGTGACGCAAGTGGTGAGCGGCACGACCACGGCATTGAACACCACGCTCTTGGAGGACTACATCCAACCCGCCATGGTGCAATGGCTCTACTACGAACTCCCGATGGTCTTGGCGTTCAAGTACATGAACAAGGGAATGGTCCGCAGAACCAGCGAGGAATCTTCCCAAATGTCCATGGACGAAATCACCCGCCTCACGGACAAAGTGAAGAACGATGCCGAGTGGTACTCCGAAAGGATTACCAGGTACTTGATGGAGCAGAAGGCCAACTACCCCTTGTTCAACTCCCCGCCATCGGCCTTGGACACCATCTACCCGAACGGAACGAATTACAACACGGGGATGGCATTGGATGCCCGCACCCTGCGCCGTGGTGCTGGACTTGACCGCCCTTGGCCCTATGACCCCTACTGCAACAACTGCTAACGATGGGCGCACACGCAAAAAACATTCTGAAACTCCAAAAATATGTCTTGGATAAAAATCAAGCAAGCACTCCTTGCGCTTGCAAATGCTCACCCGCAAGTAAACTCCTTCGGGACGGGGGACCCGCTTGCAATCGGGACCGACAACACGATAAACCTGCGAACCCCAAGCCGTGAGCGAATCGTCTATCCTTTGGTATTTGCGGATGTTCAGTCAGCGAGTACGGATGCGGGGACTTTGGCTCTTACTGTGGGTGTCTATTTTTCTGACCGAGTGGAATCCATTGCCACGATGGGTGGAGTGGTTTCGGGAAGCCCGACGCTCGGTTGGCAGGACAACGAAGACGAGGTTTTGAGCGACCAACTGCAAATCGCACAGGACTTCATTTCAGCCCTTACAAACGACCCGACGCAAGAGTGGACCCTAAGTACCAGCGTCAGCCTTACGAGGTTTGTGGAGAGCCGAGATGACCGCACGGCGGGGTGGGTGGCTACTCTATCGTTTGCTATCCCGTACTCTCACTCCATTTGTGAAATTCCTACCTAACCTACATTTACCCTAAATACGCAAGCAATGCCAACTCCAATCTTACAACAAATGCTCGGCCAAGGCGGCACGATGGAATTCGTGGACGGACCTGTCACGGGCGAGAACTTTGACTTTATCGTGGTGAACGCCGCCGCTACCTTCACAACCTTGACGGGTACAGGAGGCGAAGACCTATTGGCCGCCTACGCAATGTCAGCCAAGTCCGTGTCTGCGGGAATAGTCATCAGCGGAAGGAACGGCGGGAAGATTACGGCGGTCACTCCATCGGTGGGTAGCGTCATCGGATATACATTCCTGTAAGCAATGTTCATCGGCTACGGATACGGCTATCCCCGCTCGCTAATACTCGGCGGTTCGGGCAACCCTTATTGGGCTGCCTACAATGCCCGTGCATCTGCTGACGGCGCAACCGCTGCCGAAACCGCAAGCAACGACTGCCTGCAAGCCCGATTCATTGACACCTTCCAAGATTACAATTTCTTCGTGTGGACCGATACGGTGTGGGCGGTGTTCAACAACCGCTGCGATGCCGATTCAGCCACCGCCAAAGAAACTCTTTTCGAAAACTGCTTACAAGTGCGAACCTATAATTTAGACTAATGCCCGCAGCACCATCCTTATTGATTGTCCCCTATCGTTCCAAGACGGGGAAACTATACTCCCAAATTCCCACAAGCGGGGCGGGGGACTTCACCGTTACCCGTGACACAACCGCACGGAGGTTCACATCTGCGGGGCTTATCGCATCCGTTGCGTCGGGCATCCCCCGCTTGGACTACTTGACCAGCGGTGGAACGGCGGGGTGTCCTGCTCTTTTGGTGGAGCCTGCGGCAACGAATAGCATCTTGCAATCTACCGATTCTGCATCGGGGTGGACTTTGTCTAACTCAATGACAAGGGCTACTATTGATGTCATTGGAGTAAGTGGTGTAAACTTAACGGTTGGCGCATCTGGTTCCATTGGCAGTGCGGGAAGCCGATATACAAGTCCATTGCTTACTCCCGCTTTAAACCTTGCATCTGGAAGCACTTACACAATTTCTTTCTTTTTAAAAAAGACAACTGCTCATACGATTGGCGGTTATTATGCGACTATTGGTGGCGCAGCAGCGGGCGACCTTGGTGGTGGGTTTGATGTAAGCGGTTCATTTAGTAGCGGGTCAATCTACAATTCCGCACTCACAACGAACCGTATCCGAAGGGTTGAACGATGGGGGACAGATGTGTTCCGTTGCTCCGAAACATTTACAATGACGGCGAGTGGAACCATTGAAAAAATTAATTTAGGTGTTTTAACGGCAGTCAATTCAACAACTGTTGCACCAACAGGCACAACGATGGGCTTCGCTGCCCCGCAGTTAGAACTCGGTTCCGTTCCCACAAGTTTCATCCCCACCACCACAGGAACGGGTAGCCGAAGCGCAGATGTCATCTCGGTCAGCGGAGCGGTCAGCGGGTCCATCGGGCAAACGGAGGGTGTGCTATACATCGAGTGCGAATCCAACAACGGAGAGGATGATGTGTTCAACATCAATCGTTCGGCAGCAAATGCAATCACAGTATACAAGAACGCAAACAACGCCTACCTTGGAAGGATTTACCATAGTTCTACCAGTATTATTTTCACATCCGCAAGCGGTGTCACGGGAACGGTTAAAATCGCCATCGCCTACAAAAGTGGCGATTCCACAATGTACCTCAACGGGTCAAGGGTCGGAACGCTCAACACTACGGCAATCACATTTGGGGCGGCGTTAAATTCCCTTGGTGTAGATAAAAGTAGTGCATTTTTTAGCGGCATTAAACCATCCCGCATCCGTGCCGTGGCGTTGTATAACACCCGCCTCACCGATGCCGAACTCGCAACGCTGACCACCCCCTAAGATGGCCACCTTCCGCAAGTTCGCCTTCCGCGACGGGGACACCGCTGACAAGTTGCTCGCATCCCTGCAACCACTGGACTTCGCCGTGCAGGTGGGGGAGATTGACAAGGCCGTCTGCGTGGACATCCTATTCCACGACACCTGCCCCGAAGCCTTGGCCGCATTTGTGGTGTGGCCCGCCCCCGTTGGAGTGCATTGTTTCAGCGGGTGGGAGGAACAATACACCTCCGACCACAAAGAATTTGCAACACCTTCCAAATAATAACATTTCCCCTTATGCGCCTATTTCGCCGTAACCCCGA